GTACTGCATGCCAGAACGGAAACGCTGTATCTCTCATATCAAGAGGAAAGTCTAGTATATCAAGAGCAATCTTTTTGACTTCATTATTAAGCTGTGTTATCATTTTAATATGGTGCTCCTGCACCTCTAAAGAATCCTACTATAATATCTCTTTTGCCTGATACTAGTGGTCTAGATTCGTGTTCATGTATTGATGTAAATATTGTAAGAGAGCCTTTCTCTCTAATTGTAGGAAAAGAATGTCTAAATGTTTCTCTTTGTTTTAAAAACTCAGGTGGGCAATTACTATCTATAAATACATCAGGAGTAGTATAACTCTCAACTATCTCTAAATCACCGCCCTTATACTCATGACTATGGCTTAGTTGAATACTAAGACTTATCTTTCTGGTAGTCATTCCTGTATGAATTTCTTTTAGCCCAGGTCTGTAATCTCTATGAGCTCTAAAGTGCATGCCAGGTTCATCATATCGAACCATATTTATTTCGTGCATCTTTCTTTCGTCGTAGAGATGAAACTTATATGTGTTATTGTTATATAAGTCTACAGCTTTCTTTAATTTATCGTAGAATGGAAACTCTATCCGACTTCTTTTTTTACACTTGCGTATTTTGGAGTTATAACCACTCCATCGTGTTGCCGCTAAAGGCCACTTCCTATCCTTGTTTATCTCATAAAGCTGAGTTATTTCTTCATCAGATAAAAAATTAGGTATATGCCCTACTATGTCGTGTTCTTTATGTACACTAACTTGTAACTTCACTTACTTTCTAATTGTTCAATTCTTTTTACTAAAGTATCGTAGCCATCAAACTCCTCGATACCACACTTAGGATGAGCCCAACTCTCTAGAGCTCCCACTCTATCTTCTAAATGCTCACACCAATCTTCTTGTTCTTCAAATCTATTCTGTATGGTAGGATTACTTTCTAATATATCATTGCCTTGCTGCATAATACGAAAGAGTCTCCACTTCTGCAGTAACGTTCTAAACACTGTTCACATACTCGCATGCTTCTTCCCATGCAACTTTATTTGTACTAGGTATTGCTAATTCTAACACACATCTAGGTTTTTTATTGTAGTTTCTATCTGCCATCCAATCATCTATTCCGTCTTGTTCTCCTATGAGTAGTGTCCAGTCGGCATTATAAGTAGAGTGTTGGTCTGGTATCTTTTTATATCTACCTTTTGAAACATATCTAGTTTCTCCACGACCTGAATTATGAATAAATCTAAGGAATAATTTACCTTTTCCTTTGCTATTACTCCATCCAGTCCATCCCCAATAAGGTACCTGAGCCATGTAAGTGTCCCAATACCAGTTTTGAGTACCAGTTTTACTACAGACAATATTTCTAAATATATTTCTTAGTCTACCTAAGTCTGCGAAACCATCGACAGACTCTCTACCAACATAATCAATATTGTTTGTCAACTCCATCTTACCATCATTTTTAGTCATAGCTGAGCGTAGTTTTGCTAAAGTTATGTCAGGTTTAGGTGCTTGATTATAGCTTGCAGGCTGTTTATATACAGTCTTTGCCATTAAATCCAATCGAGTAATTACTTCTCTATTTCTAATTTTTAGTGCTTGTATCATTTTTTAGTGCTTCTGGGTCTGTTACTTTTTCATAGTAAACTACGACCTCTTTGAGTTCAGTTATATAACGCTTTAATTCTTGCATGTTATATGACATCAACTCATAATCTGGTATGGACATAGCTACAAATACTACTTGTCCATGTTCTGCTGTTAATCTTTCGTGAAACTCGTCAATGTTTTTATCACTAACTACATACCATAACGGTAGCTTTAAGTCTATCTCTCTTGGTAGAACAGGTTGTGTTATTATCCTGTCCATAGGTTTTGCTGTTACTTCTATCTGTTTAGTTGGGATTAGACTGCAACTCGATGCCATCATCAAGGCTATCAATGGTGCGACTAATTTCTTCGATTGACTCAAATACATGTTTAGTTCCTTTATTTATCTTTGGTTCTAGCAAACCAGGTTTTGCTGCTGCTAGTTTTGTTAAGTTGTGTCGTTTAAAGATGTCTAAGTATCTATTCATCTCTAACTGTGTTGCTTGGGACTTCTGTTGAAGTTCACTAAGCGACTTTGTTTGTAATGCAAAATCATTCTGCATTGTTGCGATAGCTTCCTCTTGAGTTGCTACTGCTGTTTCTAGTGCTGCATTATTTGCTGTCAGTACTTGATTTTGTTGGTACAGGTAATAACTACCTAGACCCAACACTAATATAATTCCTATATAAAGTTGGTTCATTATAACTCCTTAATTTTATAATTGAGCCCTTCAGCTCCTCGTATCTCGACTATATCGCCGTCTTCGGTTTTGAACTGAAGATACTTATCTTGCTTCTTATAAAACTTTGCGACTATAAATGTTTCATCATCTGCGTCACCATATACTGAATTATAACTTACTGTAAGTTCGTAGTAAGATAGAAATAGATTCTTAAACCAGAACCACCAATCATTTAACTTCTCTAAAAACTCTTGCTTAGACATGTTCCCAGATTGCTCCTTGATATAATAATGCTTCTGCTTCTCTTCTTCGTACTAAGCCGTCTAAGACCTTTCCACCTGCTTTGTTCCACCTTTTGATTTGAGCAGGTACTCCAGCATGGTCGCCAGAGTTGATGACTTTCAACATTGTTGAAGCTTGTAGATTTCCATTACCGAGATTGAACACCCAAGACACAATTGCATCGAATTGATTCTGAGAAAGTGGAACCGTTACCGCTGTGTTCACGTAAGTTTCGTACTCCTTCATCTCATGGTTAAACATTTCGTTTGCTTCTTCTTGTGTTATTGTATCGCCCATACTTACACCTTTTATATGTCCGTAGCCGATTGTTGGAACTCCTGCAGCACATTTATATGCTGTAAGTTCGCATCCTTCAAATTTTTTAATTAGGCTCTTGCCTTCTTCTGATATTGTCATAGTTTTTCCTTTTAGTAAAAGTTGGGGAAGCTTACACTTCCCCATCATGTTCGTCAACTTGTTAAACAAGTGGTGCTAACGCTAAGAAGGTAGTTGCACCTATACATAATAGTATTAGTACTTCTCCTGTTGCTTCGACATTACACTTGTCTATTCCATCTCGAACTTTAAAAGCTAGTGCTTTCATGTTATCTCCAATATTTTCCTTTTAGAGTTCGGAGTTCGAGTTAGTTGTATCGTTAATAATCCGTCTTGTAGATTCACATTAGTTACTTGTAAATCAGGATTAAGAATAAATCTTCTCTCAAAGCTTTTTAAACTTAGTCCTTGATGAAGAAATAGTTCTCCCTCATCTAGTTTGTGTTGTTTGTTGCCCTTGATATGGAGTTCTTCGCCATCAGCGATTATCTCCAGTTCCGTTTTATTCCAACCTGGCACAGCGACCTCTATTCGATATCCACTGCCACTTTCAATTAAGTTATATCTAGGATAAGAACTCTCCGTATAAGACGGCATAAGCCCATTATCTAATCCAAGCCAAAATTTAGTTAAATCAATACTCATAATATTTTCCTCCAAATAATCTTTTCAGTATTACTTTGCCTTGCCTCTCGGTCAAGACGCCAAAAAGTAAGCAGATTATTCCACTTACAAAATAATTATATCAAAATTTAACCTTTATGTCAAGAACTATTTTTCGTTGTCAAACTCGATTATACCTTCTGTCTCCAGAAAATCAATCGTAGACTCTATTCCAAATTGCTTTCCAATGGTGTATGACATTCCCATGCCACAAATTAAAATAATAATGTAATTTATATCTATATTTTCTATCATGTCAATATTATATCAATTTTCCCACCTTCTGTCAAGAATAATCTATAACCCAGTCAAAAATAGTTCTTGACACGAATAGAAATTTCGTCTATAATATACTTATGAAATGGACAGATGAAGAAAAACAATTTTTGAAACGACACTATAATGATATGTCAACGGAAGACATTGCATCCAAACTGGGACGCAATCCGTCAAATATCGCCTCACAGATATACTATCTAAGAAAAAGAGGTTGGACTTTCAATGCTAAGAGTGATATTCGAGTAAGAAAAGAAACTCCTGCACATGCATCGACAAAAGTGCATCGTGATAGAACTAAATATAGGAGAGCTGATGCCGAGTATTGATTGCTCTAAAATGCCTATTGAAAAGGCAATTAGAATATTCAGGCGTAAGTGTGATAACGCTGGTATCAAGGAAGAGTGTCGTGCAAGACAGCATTACTCAAAACCATCTGCCATTAAATATGAACACAATAAAAGCACAACAAGAAAACGAGCCAGAGACTTACAAAAAGAGACAGAACTTCTTCAAAGTCGTAAAAAGTTTAGAGTGCTACCAAAAAAGAAAAATACGAGAAGACCATCAAGGTAGTACAACTCACAAATATACTACTACCATCTACAATACTAATATATTTTTCTATCAATCAAACCTACACGAGAACACAAAATCATACCCCTTCGAAAAACACTTCTTGATTTATGATAAAAGTTGTGATATAATAAATACATAATTTAGATTATAAGCCAATACAAACTACCGATTATGGATGTTGCTTCTAATCTGGGAATCGACATATAGGAGCGTAAGCGGATATATGGAGTCCCTAACTAGGAAGAAAAACTATCCATTAATTGTATAAACAAATCAACTAAGATAAACCAAGCATAATCTAAAACATCCTAAAGAGTCTACTCTGACTCTAATAACTCACAACATTTCAATAATTACTAAAAACTTCTCTTTAATCTACGAAACTTCGTCCAACCAAAATTTTTTAAAGGCGTAAAAAAGCCCAATCTAAGTTGGGCATAATTTACAATGATTACTGCGTTTCTAGCTATGCATTGGGACTTCTCATAACACTAGTATCTTGTAGTATTCTGATTCGTTGAGTCTCTACTGTCT